AGGTCGAGGAGTTCACGCTCAGCCAAAGCCAAGCCGTGGATCACGCTGCAGGCGTAGCGGTACTCAGCGAAGTCCCTGGCGGAACCCCCGGCGATGTTGTCAGTGAGGCCGTTGAGTTGGGCTCTGATCTTGGTGCGCAGCACCATCAAAATCTTCTCGTCCATGTTCAGCTCCCAGGGTTACCGTTGCGGTTAGGTACAGGGCGCGGGCGGGAGGCCTGGATCACCTTCACCGCCCTATCCGCATCCTTGGTCTGTTTGTCCATGACGGTCTTCATAGTGGCCTTACGGTCCTCAGAGGCGAGTCTCTGACGGTCGAGATTCAGGCGCTCCATCGCAACTTGGTAGTCCATCGCGTCGTTCTCGGCCTTTCTCTGACTGTCGCGCTCCTTGAGCTGCAACTCTGCCTGAGCGATCTGAAGCTCGGGGTTCTGCGAGGCCTGCTGTGCAGCCTGTTGTGCCGCCATCGCTTGGTTCATCGTCATGGTGCGTTGTGCAGCGGCGGCAAGCAGTGGCGCGATGGCCTTCTCGTCGTCGGGGTGAATGGGCGCAGTCTCGGTCTCATCCAGTGCAGGCAACGGCACGCCCAGCGCCTTCTCGACCTGTGCCCGGTATGCGAACCCGGCGTGCTCCGCGATGTGGGCCATAAGCGCAGCCATCATCTGCTGCGCCATCGGGTTCTGACCAAGAGTCGCCATGACCTTCGGGTCCTGCATGAACGACTGGTGCACTGCCATGTGCGCCTCGTGGTCTTGGTACGCGAAGGCCTTGACGGGCTTGCCCCGCAGCACGTTCATGTTCTCGGTGACGGGGTCTTGTGGTTTCTGGTCCTCGGGCAGCGGCACCAGCTTGTCGGCGTTCTTGATCCCCAGCACCTCCAGCATCTGGCGGTGAAGCTGCGGCAGGTTGTAGATCTGTGGGGCCCCTTGGGCAAGCTGAAGCGCCGCTTGGTACTGCACCACCCGCTGGCTCATGGTCGCCGCGTTCGGGTCGCTGACCGGGATCACCTCGACGAGGGAGTAGTCGCTCTGCCGCGCACGCGGCACCGCCGTGTCAGGCTCGTAGTCGTAGGACTCCGGGGCGAAGTCAGCGATGATGGCTTTCAGGAGTTTCAGCTCCTGTTTCATCGCGTAGTGCATCCGCGCCTGCACCGCCGACATGATCTTGAGCTGGCGCTCCAGCAGCGCCAGCATGGTGCCCACCGGGGCCTGCGCGGACATGTCCGAGACCTTCAAGTCTGCTGTGGCGGCGAACCGCCGCGCCTCGTCCACGATGCTGCCCAGCAGCGTCAGGAGCGTCTGGGACGGCTCCTTGTAGGGCAGGGGCATGATGTTGTCACGCACCGTGCCGGAGGGCACGTCGACGTCCCTGAACTCGCCCGGGGCGATGGGGGTATCGTCCCCTTTGATTCGAAGGCCACGGGCCTTCAGTCCCCCAGGCAGGTTGCTCAATGTCCCCGCGTCGACCAACTGGCGGGTCAGGCTCGTGGCGCTCTTGGCCGCGCCTCCGATGAGGTGAATCAGCCCGAAGCCATACGCACCGAAGCCCGGGATGTACTGGTAGTGCACGAAGTGCTGACGCGCTTGGTGGGTCAAGTCTCCTTCAAGCCAGTTTCTCCTGATGGAGAGCACTGCACCGGTATCTTTAATCACCGTGACGACGTAGGGCCGCTCGATGGCGGTGGGGTTGCCGTCCTTGTCCTTGTGCTCGTCGCCCGGGATGCTCAGCTCGACGTGGATCTCCAACAACAAAAATCTGTCGTCATGGGTGGCGGCGAAGCCGGTCTCCTCGTCCTTTCTTTTCTGTATCTCATCAATGTTCTTGTTCGGCTCACCAATGTCGATGTCGCGGTAGAACCCGGCGTTTTGGAGACGTAGGATCTCGTTCTTGGTCTTCCTCATCCTGTGCGTGACGCGTGGGCACGAGGAGAGTTCTGACGTGCCGTAAGGCAGGATGATGTCTTCAGCAGGGATGAAGGTCGAGACCTGACGGTCGAGGTTGGGGTCGTAGTAGACCTTCTTGAAGGCGGAGCCCGCGATCGGCAGGTTCCACAAGAGTTTCTCATGCTCCGGGCGATACTCCACCATGACTTCCGTCAACTGGTAGTTCATATCATCCTGCACCCGTGCAGCGGCCTCTTCTTTTTGTTTTGTCTGTTTCCCAATGATCTTGGCCTTGACGGGGCCTGCGGCAGGGAACAGCTCAGTGATGGCTTCACTCTGGAACCGCACCACCGCCTCGGTGAGGATGGGGGAGAACACACCGCATGCACCGGACCAAGGCTCCGTCCGCTCCTCATACTTGAGGCCCAAGAGCTTCAGCCCATCAGCGTAAGTCTCCTCCCAGTCTTTCCGGGAGTTGATGTCGTTGTCATAGTCCCCCAACAGGTTGCCCGAGATCTCCTCCAACACCGCTTCGTCAAGGATGTCGGCCAAGTTCGCTTCAAAGTCGTCGCCCAGGTCATCGTCTCCTGGCACGAGGGTGATCTCAACGCCATCGGTGTCGATGGTGACACTGTCCGGGTTCTCGATCTCGATCTCAAGGTCCGGTGCCTCCGGCACCCCCATCACCTCCGGTGCGGGGCCCATCGAGTACAACGCTTTGTCAAAATTGGTCGCCATAAGGGCTCCGAAAGGATGTTGGGGGTGTTGGGTCAGTAGTACGCCGCTTTGCGGGCGTGGAAGTGTTGAGGTTCGCGGAAGTCAGATGGCAAGCCAATCAGCCCACCTTGTCTGAAGCGCGACAGCGCCATCGAGGTGCAGTCCACCATGTCATCATGGGACCCGAAGGGGAATGCCACGCACTGTTCAATCACTTCTTCAGCCCACCGTCGTCCCTCGGGATACCAGACCATGCCGCTGCGGATGATGTCAGCCACGGCGCTCAGACGAGCCACTTTATCACCGGTGCCACGGTGCGGCGTAAATTCTTGCACCGGGATACCCATACGGCGTAGTTCTTGATACAGAGGCACCCCGCTGGACTTCTTCTCGACAATGAACGCTTCCGGCTCCCATTCGTTCCACTCGCGAATGGCGAGGTCTTTCAGTTCCGGGAACTCAACACGCACGTTGATGGCGTTCAGTAGGATGATGTGTGGCTCGCCGTTGGTCAGATTGTCGTCACTAAAAACTCCCCAGGTGAGAAGGGCGGTGAAGTCGGCACGGTTGTTCTTTTCCGCCGCTGCGTCCAACGTCATGATGACAAAATCACACTTGGGCGGGTCGTCCAACTTCCAAGATCGCCACCAATCGCGCTGGATAATCGCACCCTGCTCCCCGGTGGGGTTCTGCATGTACTGTGCGTTCCATTGGAACAGCGGCATGGACGCTTTGGTCCGCTCCAAGGCTTCGAGATCGAATTTTTCCGGCCAAAGGGCCTTTTCGACAACTTCAACGCCATCTGGGCCTTCCTTTTCGACGGTTAGTATGGCTGGGAACTCGAAGACTTCGTACTGATCTGCCTTGGGATTGTTGGCACCGTCCTTGATCAGGTGCCCAATGAGGTCATCTTGGTGCCAGCGGGTGTGAACTACCGCTACACGGCCCCCCGACATGAGACGAGTACGTGCACCGAAGGCGAACCATTGGTAGGTTTTCTCCAGTTCATCGAAATTGCCCGTAAGCAGGTCTTGTTCTGAGTGCGGATCGTCGACTAAAAGGAGGTCAGCACCGCGACCAGCGAGGGCGGCACCGACGCCCGTGGCGAAATATTCCCCTCCAGCGTTTGTAGACCACCTTCCGGCACTTTTTGAGTCCTGAGCAAGAGTGATCCCGGGAAATACGGCCTTGTAACGTGCGTCATCAATGAGGTTTCGTACCTTTCGACCGAAATCGACGGCCAGATCGCCAGTGTGTGACACCATCAGCACCTTTTTATTGGGGAATTTCCCCAAAAACCATGCTGGAAACAGCGTGCTGATCAGGTGCGACTTACCATGCCGAGGGGGGATGGAGACTGCAATTCGGTCTTTGAGCCCGTAAGCGATGTTTGTCAGCAGTTCCGCGAGCCGTTTGTGGTGGGTAGCGATGACATACGATGGGTCCATATGTTGGCAAAATGCCAACAGGTCATCCTGACACTTCTTGGCGTGCTTTCTCCGCTCCAGCTCCTCCAGCACCGACAGTAGG